GCTCAATACAACAGCACGATCAGTGTTAGCTACATTAGGTGCTTGATAGACATCAGTAATTGATGTAGTAGATAGCGCAGCAGAAGCGCGATTAAATGTTTCAGCCATGTTAATTAACCAAGAGCAATAGCAAGAGCAAGAGCAGAACCTTTAGTAGCGTATGTAGATGCTGCGTTAGATTGAGTAAGGTAGGTAGAAGATGCTGCAGAAGTGGTAAGGTAAGTCTCTGCTAGCTTAGCTGCAGTGATATTGCCATCAGCAACTTTTGCTGTAGTAATAGAGCTATCAGCAACTTTAGCTGTAGTTACTGCACTATCAGAAAGTTTAGCTGCACTAACAGCATTATTAGCAATCAAGTTACTGGTAATAGACCCATCAGCCAAATTACCAGTAGAAGCTTGGATTGTTGTATTCTTTGTTTCCTGAGCTACATAAAGTGCTTGTGTAAAGTTATTATTCAGATCTTGTGATCGAATTGCAGAACCGGAATAGAATACAGCAGAAAGGTTTTCATCGCTGGTATTACGATAAATACGAATAGCAACACCAACATTCGGTGCTGTATTGAATTGAATAGTAGTAGCGTTGGCAAAAGTGTATGCAGTTGTATCAACGCCGTCAAGGCTTACCTTAACGTCGTCTTCTTCAATATATGGGAATGTAAAGGTATAATTGGTTTTGACACCATTACCTGTATATGTATCTTGTGTGATTGCCATTACATTTAATAAAGCGCCGTTTACTTACGGATTGACAATGTTTCACCAACAATATTAGCTTCTTCAGTCAAATCACGTTCAATTTGACGTTGTTCAATACGACCAAACATTTGAGCACTCATATCAGCATAGGCAATCTCTTCAGCAGCACGACGTGCTTCAGACAACCTAGTGTGAATATCATGCCACTTCTTAATAGATACTTCATCAGAAGTCAAGCCTTGCCTACGTAGATCACGTAGCTTAGCAATGCTTTGCCAGTCACCAGCATCACGCATGATCTCTTGAATAGAAGCTTTAAAGTGTCCACCAACACCCATCAAACGGAACAACTCAGAACGCTCAGCTGCTTCCAACTTAATACCATCCTTTGAACGGAAGGTAGTGTTGATATCAAATTCCATATCCTGTAGGAACTTCTCCTCAGGGGATTGTTCAGCGTGGATCTTAATAGGACTGTAAGCATTCCATACACGTTGCAGAAGACCATAACCATTAGCCTTTTCACCAGTCACCGGACTGTAGACATAAGGGTGACGGTTAGAAGGATCAAGATAGCTGTTACGGTTACCAAGAAGACTGAAGAATTCATTATCTACTTCTTGGAGACCTTCACTAAAGATACGTGACCATTCAGCACGTTGACCTGCAAGAGGACCAAGGCTGTTAACAAAACCAGCACTCCAACGAGTCAAAGCACCTTCGTTACCACTCAAAATATCAAGCAAAGGTTTAACAGTAGACAATGCAGTACGATCAGTAATCGCTGCACTAAATGCAAACGCTGCCTTTTCAAACATACGTTCAGTCATTGCTTCACCAAGCATATCAAAGTTATCTGCGATGTTAGAGACCAATGCCATCCAATCAGCAAGCGGTCCCATAGCTGTATAGGGGTACCACTTACCATCTACACCTTTGATACTACGAGGTTTCCAGTTAGAGTTCTTCTCACGTGCCCGTTGTAGTTCCTTGTCATAAATACCATCACCAGTGATACGATCAGCAAAGACAAGACCAATGGCTCCTGCTACAGCAAGACCACCAAGAGCTTTACGTCCCCGTGTGGTGTACTTAAGATCAGCAATCTTATTTTGCTTAGCAATAGTATCCATGTTCTCTACATCGATATTACGTGCACGAAGTAACTCATCTACACGTGCTTCATCAGCAAGTAGGTCTTCCAGTTTGACATAAGCTAACTCGTTAACATCACGTTGGAAAGGCATCCACGGTCCGTACTTACCACCCATACTGATAAGGTTCATACCAGTGGTAGGGAACATCATAAATGGACGCAAACCAGGTACCATCCGCATAAGATCAGACATACCTTTTGCAACAGGACTATCGATGTTAAGTGCCATCTCATCAGTAGAGTACTTAACTGCTTCATCCTTGAGGAGATCATCAGGACCAAACATCTCAGCGTAGTACTTATCAGCAATAGGCTTAACAGTCTCACGATTAACAGGTTTACCAGCTGCTACAAGCTCATCCATAGCACGGAAACGTGACTCAGCTGCTGCATTAAATACACCAGTAAAGCCATCAGTTGCTGACATGGCATTAACACCAAACCGCAACACAGGATCCTTACCAAGATCATTCAACATCTCAATCTTATTGACGAGATATTGAAGACCTTCATTACCTTCTTGCGCTTGTCTACGTGCAGAAGTCTTTAGGAAATCAAGTTCACGCTCTTGAGAGATAAGAAGATCAACACGAGTAGCAGATCGAACAGAGTTAGGTTCTTTTGATGCCTTCATGAAGATATCACCAGCATAAGGCAGTGCTTTCTTCAAGGTATCACCGATAGAACTGTAAGCAATCCAACCACGTTGAATAGCTTTAACATCACCACTCATTGCAGCGCCTGCAAAGTGTGAGATAGGTTGGGAAATAATACCACCAAAGTTACCAACAAGAGCTTCAATAGGTGTCTTAAAAGCAGACAACATATTATTGAAGATGTTAGACCACACACCAGCAATTAACTTATTCTCAACATCAGGGTTAAGGTTAATAATACCTTTACCAAGATCACGTGTCATCTCACTGATCCACTTATTCATCTTAACAATGGTATCAATATCACCATTGCTAATCTCATAAGCCATCAGGAACTCTTCCATCAGACGTGGTTGATTCTCAGCAATCTGTCGAAGAGTAGAAGCAAACCGTTGAGAGTCTTGGAATACACTTTGAGCTACATCACCTGCTCCTTCAACAGTAGCTAGGTTATAACCTTCGATGTTACGGAACCCACTCTTAACAAGTTGAATCAGGTTTACCTTACGATTCTTGTAGTACTTAGCAGAACCAGCTAATTGATTGACATATTGCATCAAATCAATTATCTTTTCTTGTGCTGCCTCAACAGCAGCCGTACCTTCCATCAGACGTGCACCTTCTGCAATATCAGAGATACGTCCAGACAAAGAACCAGCAAGTAGTGATTGAGCACGGACTGCATCCATGCTAGTTAGTTCAGCACCAAGAGTACTCATACCACGAGATGCCATAGCAAAGCCTTCCTCTACCATTACCTCTCTACCATCTTCACTACGAAGAATGAACGGTTCAAGGATCTGGCGAGCATCTGCTTTACTCATCCGTGGATCAAACAACTGGATAGCAAGATCCATGTTAGAATCTAGTACATCGTCGAAAGTAACCTTCCAACCATCACCTTCCATACCAACACGACCTGCTTGCCTTAGTTGATCAGCAAGACCAAGTACAATGTCTTGAGCATTTTCACTGCTAGTAAGTGCATACTTCAACGCAGGATCAGATAGCATGTTACCAAGACGACCATCAACAGTGTCTAGGTTCCTTGCAATACGAGCTTGGTCAATAGCAGCACCAACTACACCAAAGTCATCAACAGTACGTACACCAAGTTCAGTGTAGTCAAACATATCATGGATACCTTTAATAGGTACATCCATGTTAGGGTTATTAGAAAGACCGTAGTAACCTACTTCATCCAATGCCTCTTCTTGTTTGAGGAGAACATCAGATACAAAGTCTTCAGCATTATCAGGTTTAGGTGGTGGTGCATTATCAGTAAGCCACCTAGTTGCTTCTGCTGTTTCACCTACAAGTTTATTAGACTTACGTAGACTTCTACCAAGATCACCAATAGCACCAACGAACTTAACGAGTCCCCCAGCAAGAGCAGTAAGTGGTCCCATACCAACTTCTTCGTATAGGTTCTTCTTACGCTTAAGATCCGGTGGGTCATCCTTAAGAGTTGCTAGTGAGTTAGGGATAAAGTCCCAAGTCTTTGGCCATGACTGTTTAAGACTACCAGTCAAGTTGTCTTCTGTAAATTCAGAACTAACTGAACCTACAGTGACACCAGCTGCTGCTTCAATACCAAGAGTACCAAGTGCTTTAACAAAAGCGTTGTTACCAATAGACCAACCTACTCGTGCCTGAGCAGCAGCTCCAGCACCAAGAAGACTTCTTCCAAGGAAGTAAGTAGGTACAACAACAGAACCAATCTCTCGAACTGCTTGGATATGTTTTGTTTGGAACTCAGGAAGCTTTTGAACCTGACCACCAGGACGGAATGGATTAACCATCCCTTCTACTTCCTTACTAGGTAGTTTATTAATTAGATCAACACCAAAGTCAAGTACACCTGTAGGAATTGCAAGTGCACCTTCTGCTACCTGTCTGGCAGCATCACCAAGATCAAATCCTTGTTGCCAAGGAGCCTGTTGCTCTGCCGTAGCAGGTTGCGGGGGTTGAGCTTGTCCAGGTTGTCCTCCCGTAGGAGTAGTTGCTCCTGCCTGAGCAGCTTGAGCAGCGACTTGTTCAGCCTGCCGCTCAAGTTCTAACTCAGCTTGGAACTGTTCATTAAGTTCCATTTCACCAGGATCAACCCTAAACATCTCGCTAGGATCGTATGCCATAATTAATTTAACATGTAATAGAGATTAGGTCTACCGTACTTTTGTTCGTATTCTTGGGGTGTACCCTTCCAATCAAACCTAGCACGTGAAGTACTATTACTGATAATCATACCGTCTGCACCAACGATACCAATATGAGGGTAAGGATCAGTCGGATGATTGTCTTGCATGATTGCAATAGCTCCAGGCATAGGACCAGATACACGTCGAGCAGTCTTATCAAGTACACCTTTAACAAAAGGTACATAAAGACTATTACCCCACGGTACCTCCATACCAGCAGCACGCATTACCTTATTAAGTGCCCACACACAAGCGTTACGTCCCTCATCAGGACCGTCACTTGTATCCATACCAACGTAGCTATTAGCACTTGCAGTTAACTTCATGTTACTGTGGCCAGTTCGCATAACGTTTGGGTTATTAAGAGAAATGCTAGATCCACCGTATTTATTTAAAGCTATTCCAAACTTCTTACCGTGATTAAGCATCTCTCTTTTAACAGGTCCATCAGGTAGCTCACCACGTAGGTAAGCATCATAGTTACCAGGACCAGCATTGTAAGCCATAACAGCTGCTACAGGGTCACCGTACTTTTTAAGGAGTCCAGCATAATATTGAGCACCGTAGTTGATATTAGCTTGTGGATCCTTCCAATCATTTTGTGCAAAGAAAGCTGGGTGAGCAGCTCGATTGATCTGCATAACACCTAACGAAGATCCATTATAGCTAGTGCTGTTTGGATTAAATCCACTTTCAATTTCAGCCAAAGCTGCAATATAACTAGGACTTACACCATTTGCTTGAGCTGCTTGTTGAATAATCGGAGCAAGATTATTAGGAATCAGAGTCGGATTAAACATATTAGTGCTACCTAATGCACGAGCAGATCGGTTAACACTAGGACTCTTATAAAGAAGTTTCTGGAAAGCAGGTGATATTGTCTGACTAACAGTAGAAAGAGACGGAGGCGGTTGAAGCGGAGCGATACCGTGTTGAGCAAGTTGACGGTTAATGATCACCATAGGATCCAAACCATTAGACATACCAGACACAGCTAGTACATCTTGAGGGATGCTGAATCCAGGCTTACCGTAGCTTTGCACAAGAGCAGGTGCCTCTTCTGCAGTAATAATAGTGTTCTTAGTATCAAGAGTTTTCTGAAGACCATTATCACGTACAAAGTTCTTCAGCTCTTCATACCGACGGTTAGCACGTTCAAGAGCTGATGCAGTACCTTTGTTAAGGTTAGGGAATTGAGCTGCACCACCAGGTGAGTCAGCTTTACGATACCAAGGACTGTTAGGATCCCTAGCACCTGCCTTTACTTCTGCATCCAACGTTTGACCAATAGTAGTAGCAGCTTGGTTGAAGTCCATACCACCTGCCACAGCTTGGTCTACACGTCGCCGGTATTCAGCCTTCATACGCTCCTGTAGGAAGACACTGGAGGGTGTGTTAGGCTTGTTGGTACCAAAGGACGTAACACCGTTTGCAGTAGCCTTAAAGGACTCTGCAGTCTCCTTGTAGATACCAGTGTTGTAACGTGCCTCTTGGGCTTCCAACCTTTTCTGCATCCTAGCACCTGCAGCTGGGTCTACTGCATAAGCAGCATCAACAGCTTCACGTGTAATAAGACCAGGAGGAATAGCTTCTAGCTCCTTAACAGCTTCTTCCTTTTGAAGAGCTTCTACAGTGTAAGAAGATGCAGCTTTTTGCAACCAAGGTGGTACTTGAGCATATGTGTCCCGGAAGAATTTAATAGCTGCTTCAGCGTTTGCTTGTGTTGGATCTTCAGCAAAACCTTGTCGAATACGCTGGCTATCCTTTTCATAGGCAATATCATCAAGTTGAAGCTCACGCTTATCATACTCCATTTGGGACTTAACCCGAGCTTCTTGCATGGCAGTCCAACGACTAGGCCATTCTTCTGCAAAAGTTCTACCGTTACTCTTAAGATCTAAACTACCTAGATCCTCCATAGAGAACCTAAAGTTACCATCTTGATCCCGATCAGTAGCTAGCTTTTCATAGTTACCAAGTGCCCCGGAATAACCAAGGTTAGGATCCTCACTCCACCGTCTAAAAACATACGCACCAAATTGCTGAAGACCGTTTACGTTATTCCGTAGAATACCGAAAGCCTCATCCTCACGCATTGCGTAAGTGTTTTTGTTTTTAATTACAGTGGCATTGGCTATTTGACGTTGCGCATACTCATCAGCAATTTTAAGTCCGGGGACTAGGAATTGATCCTCAAGTCCACGTAAATTAAACTTGTCAATTGTAACACGTTTAGCTAATGTAGCTACAACGGCCATCAATTCAGGATTACCACGTGCCTGAGCAAAGGACACCATCTGACCTTTGAACTCAAACTCACGATCAGAGTTCAGAATGGCTTCAAAGATAATAGGGTAGTTATTGCTAAAAGCAAACGTAGCGTTCCCTTTATTTGAAAGGTGTGTTATTGCTGGATCAGCTAAACGCCCATCACCTATAGCGGTAGGATCACCACCATTAGCCTCTTCTACAGTAAGAGCACCTTGATACCGTTCACTATCCTCCAACAATCCTGACAAAACGTTATTATAAAAAACCTCTTTAGTATGGTCAGGATTGAGGCTAGCAGACATATAGCTGATGTCTGACTCCCGTTTTGCCTGTATTACTGCTCTTTCCTGAGCTGACTCAGCTGCAGTTTTACTAAAACTAGCAAGGCTACCAAAGATTTGTCTTGCTGTTTCAGACGTTACAGCAGCTTGACGTTCAGCTGTTTGAGCATCTAATTGACTTTGAATTAAGTCAACTTGAGCATTCTTTTGTTGGATTTCAAAGTTACGTGCTTCTGCTCTCCGGGTGTAATCAGCATCATCACGTAGTGCTTGAAGATTAGCCTTGCCTTGTTCAAGTTGGGCAAGTCTATTCCTCTCCATGTTTTGGACGACCCGGTTCGTCTCTTCTCTCATCCGGGAGATTTCACCCCTACTAAGCTGAATAGGATTAAATCCTGAATCAGGTCTTGTAGGGTTGTGCTTTAGACGTGCCATAGTTTATGAACCTAGAATCCTGTTAGCAGAGCTGGGATTATTCTTAGCGTAGTGAATATTTGCAGCAGTCATAGCACCTTGAGCAGCACTAGCAACACCACTAACCAACGGACCCCACACACTTTGTTGAACAGGTTGAGCAACAGCGCCAGGAAGAACCTTCATAGGCTTAACCCAAATACGCTCAGGAGCCAGAGTAGGAGCAGGTGCATAAGAAAGCCGTTGTGGTTTAATCATTACTTGTGCAGAAGCATTCAAATCAGCACCGTATTTCTGCAGACTAATAGCTTGCATGTTACGTTCTGATTGAGAGATAGCACTAGCAATGTCAGCATCAAGAACACGCATGTTAAACTGAGCATCAGATACAGCACTCAATGCTGCGTTATCAATGCTTTGCATTTGGATACCAAGTTTCTTCTCAAGCAAAGAAGTCTCAACACCAAGTTCTGCCATCTTAAGAGCTGCTTGACGTTGACGACCTTCAAGAGCTGAAGTGATCTCAGACATACCACGATAGAATTCACCCATCGTAGCTTGACCTGCTTTACGGAATGAACCACCAGCTTGCATCAATTGAGCTTTACCTTGTTTCTGAGCACTTTCTACAAGAGCACTTTCCTTCTTAAAGTCAACCTGCTTTGTGTATTCTGCTAAGTCTTGTTGAATAGCCTCTCTTCCAAAGATACCTTTATTAACAACACTTTGCATTTCAAGCTGTGTTGTCCTACGGTTCAAAGCAGTCTCAGTTAGTGCCTTTTGAAGACCCATTACTTGGTCTTGACGTTCAAACATCTGTTGAGTGAAAAGACCAGTAAGAGCTGCACTTTCGTTTGCGTATGCTTGCTTAGCTGCTAGATCATTAAAGTTAAGCTGTTGATCACGGATTTGAATATCACGTTGATAAGCCCGTAGATCCTGTAGGTATTGGAAATCTTGGATCTCATTTTGACGTTGCCAAGATTGTGTGGCAATCTCAAACTGGTAATCACGTTGAGCGTAGTAGTTAGCTTTATCAGCTTGAAAGACTTCCCGTTGGTATTTGTTAGTAGCTTTAGCGATTTCTTTCTGACGCTTTAACTGCTCTCTGTATCGCCTGTCGGCTTCTGCATTTTGACTGCTAGCTTGTGATGCACCAAAGATACCTTGAGCTAACCCGGTAACTGCACCAATACCAGCAAATATAGCTGCTGCCATAATTAAGTCCTCCTATAGAATCGTGGTGAATAGTTACCTTCCCACATCATTGATACTAACGATACAGGATAAGGTGAGCTACTTGTCACCTTTAGTTCAAAGTTTGTATTACGTTGGTGGATAGGAACAATAAATATATGTTCAGGTTCAACAGGATTCCTATTGGCGGAATAGTAGTCAGCATCTGCTACATGCTGTACATCAACCCATTGATTAGATCCTACTGCTTTTAGCTGGAATTGAATAACACCAGTCCTGCCAACTGAGAACTTAGCCCTAGAAATAGTTAAGGTAGCTGTAAAATCAGTAGTTGTATCATTCCGTCTAAAGTAGAATTTAGGTAAGGTTACATCAAAAGTGTAGTTATAACCTATAACGATGCCATCAGCAAAAGATGTGAAATCACCTTGGACTTCAAAGTAACGGTAACCAGTACCAATTTCTGTACGTTCAGTTGCAGCCAACCAATAACCTGCATCAGACTTCAACAACTCTGATGGGTTGTTTAGGTCTGCTTGAGGTTTAGCGAGAAGCATTGCAGCCTGACGTTGTTGGAATGGTGTAAATGGTGTATAGAGTTTGGTTACATCATTTACTGCATCATACACCACCGCATTGACACCTACAGCAGGCTGTACGGGCCTTGTAAACATGTCTAGGCACGGATTACCTATAACACTACTAGCGCCTGCTACAACCTCTCCTGAGGGTATCTCATCAAGGGTGATAGAACCAATGGTGTACTCATCCTCATGTTGAGAAATGATAACAACTGAGTCATTAAGAATCTTAGCTGCTTGAATAGTACCAGGTAGCTGCCACTTAGTCCAAGCTTGGAATACATCCCGTTCACCGTTATTATAGTACCTAAAGAGATATAGGTATTGTGTACCTCTATCTACCAACATGATAACAGAGTTCTGTGGGCTAACAGTTAGATCACTGATAGTCTCAGGAATCCACTCAAGAACAACCTTACTGATATCTACAACAGTAGGGTTTTGTTCAACGTCCCTCAATTGAAGGGTAAATAGTTTACTGTAGCCAGACACACTACTGACAAAAGCAGAGGTAGTACCAACATCAACAGGTGAAATGTTAGTGTCCATCTCATAACTAGAGATAGCTCTAACAATAGTAGAGGTAGGTGTCAACACACTTCCATCAGTAGTAAATACTTGGAACTGTTGACGTTCACTAAAGACCAACAAACCTTGTGGTGATGGTAACACCTCAGACAAGGTAACAGGTCTAATACTAGCAACGTTCAAATCAATAGGATCTGAAGCTGTTTGAGTGAGAGCTGTCTTAACAAAAAAGTTAAACGGATCGTTAGCTGTACCAAGGAAGATATTATCCTCAGATAGTACACCAAACCTATTAC